ACCTGCAGGCGCGCGTGACCAACTTGTTCGACCAGAACACCTGGACCAGCGTGTGGAGCAACGCGCTGATCGGCACGCAGGCCACCGGGCAATTCAACGACATTGACTTTCCCGTTGAAGTCTTCAACGAAGGCGCTGTGTCTGAGCGCTGGCGCATCAACTTCACCAGTTCCACCGCCTTCCAGGTGATTGGTGAAAACCTTGGCGTGATAGCCACCGGCACCACCAGCGCTGATCTTCAAGTGTCGAACACGCTCACCGGCCTGCCTTACTTCACCTTGCGTGCGGCCGGATGGGGTGCCGGTTGGGCGGCAGGCAACCAGTTGCGCTTCAACACCATCGGGGCCACCGCGCCCATCTGGATCGCTCGCACAGTGCTCCCTGGCGCAACACTCAGCGGCGACAGCATTGACCTTCAACTCCGTGGCGATGTAGACGCCGAAGAAAGCTAAATATGGCAAATTTCCGACTTGCAACAGGTGCCGCTGCCGTCTTGGCGGCAGCGTTGATCGCTGACTTGGACAGCGACACCGACCCCGGCTACATCGAGCTTTACACCGGCACGCAACCCGCTGGACCAGGCACGGCAGTGACCGATCAGACGCTGCTGGGCACCGCGGTGCTCAGTGCAGACCCCAGCGCCACGAACAGCGGCGGGCTGATCACCTTCAACGCGATCACGCAGGACGACGCTGCCGACGCATCTGGCACGGCAACGTGGATGCGTCTCTACCGTGGGGATGACACGGCATTCGCTGACATGGACGTTGGCGACCTGGCAAGCAGTGCCACCGCAAAAATGAACACCGTGACGGTAGTTGCTGGCGGACCGATCAAGATCAACGCCTTCACGATCCAGATCGGGGGCTGAGCATGGCGGGTGATGCCAACTACGCAAACGTAAAGCTACTGCTGCATGGCAACGGTGTAAACGGCTCAACCACGTTCATCGACAACAGCCCGGTCACGCGAACTGTCACAGCTTACGGTAACGCACAGATCAGCACCGCGCAGAGCAAGTTTGGTGGCGCGTCAATGCTGTTCGACGGTAGCGGGGACTACCTGTCGGTGCCCGATAGTGCTGATTGGGACTTCGGCACGGGCGACTTCACCGTTGAGCTGTGGGTGCGGTTTACCTCGCACGCGAGTGTAATGACGCTCGTTTGCAACTACCTGAACTCGTCGGTTGGTTGGTCGTTGCAGCGACGGAACGACGCCAACACCATTCGCTTCGGCAACGGCGACGGGGCGCTGCTGGATGTTTTATGGACGCCCACCGACGGGGTTTGGTATCACCTCGCCATTTCACGCAACGGGACGGCACTACGCGCTTTTGTGGACGGCACGCAAGTCGGCAGCACCGTGACGAACTCTACGAATATCACGGGCTCAACCAACCCGCTCTTGGTCGGTGCGCTCTTTTTTGGGTCGTACTTGCAATTTTTCGCCGGGCACCTCGAAGATTTACGGATCACCAAAGGTGCCGCTCGGTACACGGCTGACTTCACCGCGCCGACGAGAGCGCACCCGGACGGGCTGGGCGAAATCGAAGGCGTTGTTCGCGACGATACAAACACGCCGTGCGGCAGAACTGTGCGCGCGTACCGGCGCGACACCGGGGCGCTCGTCGGCAGCACGGTAAGCGACGCGACGCTAGGCACGTACCGGATTGGTTGCCCCACACTGGACGAGGTTTACCGCGTTGTGCTGGACGACAGCGGCGGCACGCTCTACAACGACCTGATCGACCGGGTAGTCCCGGCGTAGCGGCATGGCCTACACCCGCCCGTCAGCCAGCGCGGCAGACGCCACATTTGTTGGCGCTGCGGCCTACACCCGACCGTCAGCCAGCGCTGCAAATGCCGGCTTTGCGGCAGCCTCATTCGATCTTGAGGTCCACGCCAGCATCAGCATCACTGCCGGCGCAACGGCTGCCCACGGTGTTGCCGGCACGAGTGTTGCCGTTGTCCCGATCACCTCAAGCCTTGACGTTGAGCACACCGCAAGCGACTTTGTTGTCACGGTCGCTGCCATCTTGCCGCTCCTGGCTGGTGCCGCCGTTGCGCACGGCATGGCAGGCAACGTGGCCGCATCCGTTGGGCTCACAGCCGGGGCGGCAGCGGGGCATGGTATTGCGGGCGAAGGGGTGGCCTCGATTGGGCTATCGGCGTCCATTTCCGCCGCCATTGAGCGCTACGAACTGAGCGGTGAAGTGCGGCTCGAAGGCATCTTGGTCAACCGTCGCGTGCGCGCATATCGGCGCGACACTGGCGTGATGGTGTCTGAGGCTGACACCGTGGCGGGTCGCTTCAAGTTGCCGGCCGGGTTCACAGCCGGTGTTGAGTTCTTTGTGGTGCCGGTGGACCTGGATGAAGGCGCTACAGACTGGTCGCCGCCCGTTGCGAACCGGGTCGTACCGATCATGGCGTCAGACACGGCATGAGCGCGCAACTCGGTTCAGCCGTCCTTCTCGGCTACGGCCCGCAGGGGGTGCAGCAGAGTGGCAGCGCGCTGGTGCTCGGCTACACGCCACCCCCTGCGGAAAGCCGGCGCGTGGCAGCCGGTGTGCATTTCCCTTGGGGTCGGGCTGCGTTGGTGAAGCCCACCACGCGCGCGGCGCACCAAGCGGCCGACTCAGCGACGCACCGGGTGTTCGGCAAGTGGGGGTCGGGGCACACCAGGAACCGTCAGAAGTTGTCGCCTTGGGGAAAAAGTCGCCGCACAGACACTGGCAAGGCATCGCCGTGGCTCGGCCCCATGTTCGTCCTGCAGCCCCAAGACCTGATTCCGTGGGGCAAGTCGCGCAAGACGGATCAGCAGCGCAACGCTCACTGGCTCGGCCCGTTGGCTGTGTTGCAGCCGCAAGACCTGATCCCATGGGGCAAGTCACGCGCCGAAGATCAGCAGCGCAACGCCCACTGGCTCGGCCCATTGGCTGTGTTGCAGCCGCAAGACCTGATCCCTTGGGGCAAGTCACGCAAGACGGACATGGCGCAATGGATTCCCTGGACGCGATACAGCCGACAACTGAGCTCCAGTTGGATGGTCATTGCCCCAGTCGACCCCGGCCCCGCGCCCGACGCGCTTTTCTACATCCTGCCTGCGAGGTTCTACATGACCGTTCACAACCTGTACGCCGAGCGCCTGCCCGACAGCGCCGACGTGCCCATTTACTTGACCACCATCGGGGCCGATGCCGGCTCCTTCGCCTGGTCATTCACCGCCAGCGGCCCGCCGGCGCTGTTTGACCTGCTGGCGCCTGTGGACGGCCTGCCGGCGCAGATCCGCATCATGGTCGACGGCATCGCCTTCGTCTTTGCCGTCGAGAGCCGCCGCCGCAGCGAGAAATTTGGCCAGCGCGCCGTCAGCATTGCCGGGCGCAGCGCCACCGCGCTGGTGGGCGCGCCCTGGCAGCGTGAGACGGCCCGCAGCGCCGCCGTCCCGTACACCGCCCAGCAGCTGGCCGCTGCCGCGCTGGACCTGAGCGGCGTGGCGCTGGACTGGGGCCTGACCGACTGGCTGGTGCCCGCCGGCGCCTGGAGCCACCAGGGCACGCCGCTGGCCGCCGTGATGGCCATTGCCCAGGCGGCAGGCGGCTATGTGCTGAGCCACCGCAGCGCGCCCACGCTGCTCACCCGCCACCCGTACCCCACCGCGCCGTGGTCATGGGGCGCGGGCGCGGCTGACGTAGAGATTGCGCCCGACGCGCTGATTACCGTGGCGGCCGAAGAGCGCGGCGGCAACGACATCAACGCCGTGTACGCCAGCGGCACCACCACCGGTGTGCTGGCACGCGTGCTGCGCACCGGCACGGCGGGTGACAAGCTGGCCGCCATGGTGACCGACCCGCTCATCACCCACGTGGACGCCGCCCGCCAGCGCGGCCTGGCGGTACTGGGTGCGGCCGGCGCCAAGCAGGCCATCACCCTGGAGCTGCCCGTGCTGACCGGCGCCGGCGGCGACCCCGGCATTCTGGACGTGGGCCAGCTGGTGCAGATCAACGCCGCCACGCCCTGGCGTGCCCGCGTGCGCGCCGTGAGCGTGAGCGCCCGCATGGCCAGCGTGCGCCAGAGCGTCACCCTGGAGCGCCATCTGGAAATGGAGGAAGTCTGATGAACCTGCCCGCCACCAACCTGTACCGCGCCCTGCGCGAACTGCTGCCCGAGCCGCCCCTGCAGGTGGCCACCGTGGCCGCCGTGCACACCAGCGAGGGCGCCAGCACCGTCACTTGGCCCGGCGGCGCGCAGCAGCGCGTGCGCGGCACCAGCGTGGCCGTTGCCGCCCTGGCCTTTGTGCGCGACGGCGTCATCGAGGGCCCGGCGCCGGCGCTGACGTTTGAGACCATCGAGGTCTGAGCCATGACCGCCCCCAACGCAGCCCGCCTTGTGCGGGCCTTTTTTTGTCTGCAATCGGAGGAAAACCATGAATGAATTCAAGCGATGGCGCTGGTGGGCCGTGCTGGCCTTGCCATTGGCCGTGATCGTGCTCAACAGCTTTGGCCCTGACGGCTGGCGCGAACCGGCCACCCGGCTGGTGTGGCTCAGCTGGTCAGCGCTGGCCGTGGCGCTGGCATGGAGCGCCAGCAAGGCCTTGTTTGACTACGCCCACGGTCGCGAGGCATGGGTGAAGGCCATGGAGCACCCCATCGGCGCGGGCATTGCCTTTGCCGGCCTGTGCGTGCTGCGTGCGGTGCTGTTCTGGGGCATCGTCAACTTTTCTGCGCGGGCGGCCGATGACCCGGCCACCTACGTGCCGGCACCGGCCCACGAGCTGGCCAGCGTGGCCCGGGCTGAGATTGACCGCACCTGGCCGCAGATGCCCCGGCGCAGCTACCTGGGTGCGCTGGTCGAAAAAGAAACCTGCATCACCCTGCGCCACCGCAGTTGCTGGAGCCCGGCCGCACGGCTCAAAACCAGCCGGGAAGAAGGCGCCGGCCTGGGCCAGATCACCCGCGCCTGGCACGCTGATGGCCGGCTGCGCTTTGACGCCCTGGCCGAGGCCCGCGCGCTCGATCCACACGCCCTGGCCGAGCTGGACTGGGTGAGCGTGTACCAGCGGGCAGACCTGAACTTTCGCGCGGCGCTGGTCAAGCTGCGCCAGTGTGATGCCCAGCTGCGCCGCCTGGGCAACTTTGCTGACCTGACGCGCGTGGCGTTTTGCGACGCCGCCTACAACGGCGGCTGGGCCGGCCTGCAGCAAGACCGCCGGTTGTGCCAGCTCACCCCCGGCTGCGACCCGGCGCAGTGGTTTGGCCACGTAGAGCACACCAGTGGCAAAAGCCGCCAGCGCTGGCAAGGCTACGGCCAGAGCGCGTTTGAGATCAACCGCGCCCACGTGGCCGCCACCGTGCGCGAGCGGCGGCTCAAATACGCGCTGCTGCTGGGGGTGTGATCATGGCGAAAGCACTGCCCATCATCGTCGCCGCCATCTTCATGGCCTTGCTGCTGTTTGGCCGCATCGAGGGGTGGCCGTTTTGATGCTCTACACCCACGCAGCTGCCGCCATTGCCGGCGCCGTCATCGCTGGGGCCGTCGCCTGGAACGTCAACGGCTGGCGCCATGAGGCCAAGGAAGCCGAGCGCCTGGCGGCGCAGATTGAGCATGCCCGCATGAACGAGCGGGCGGCTGACCAGGGCGCGGCCGGCCATGAGGCCGACAAGGCGCGCATCCGTACCCAATACATCACCCTCACCGAGGAGGTCGAACGTGTGGTTCAAAAGCCTGTTTATCGCGACGTGTGCCTGGATGATGACGGCCTGCGCATCCTCGCCGGTGCCATCACCGGTCAACCCGCCGCCGGCCAGCCTGCGCCAGCCGTGCCCCGACCTGAACCAGCCCGCTGACGGCACCGGCGCGTCGGTGCTGAAGTGGTCGCTGGCCACCGTGCACGCCTACCGCGAGTGCCAGAGCCGGCACCGTCGGCTGGTGCAGGCCTGGCCGGGTTAGGGCGTGGCTGCTGCCGTGCGCCGCCGCCTCGTGCGCTGCGGGGCCACCGGCAGCAGGCTGGTGATGCGCTGGTACAGCTCGAACAAAAAGGCCACGCGCTCGGCGTCAGACTTGTAAGCCTTCTTGCCGCCGCTGGGCTCATAGGCTTTGTCCACGGCCGCATCGAGCTTCTGGTGGGCCTTGAGCAGCGCCGCCGGCATGGTCAGCGGGTCGTACAGGTCGGCCAGCGTGGCGGGGGTTGGGCCGGTCTGGAACTGGGCCCGGGCGTCCAGCACGCCCTGCGCGGCGGCTTCGATGGCCCGGCGCTGCGCGTCGGTGGGCGACTCGGGCCAGGGGAAGTTGTTGTAGACGATGTCCTTTGAGTAGCGGTAGTCGCTCTTAAGCCGGCCACAGGTGTAGCGCGCCCACGCGTTGTGCATGGTGCTGGAGAGAATGCCGAAGTGAAAGGTTGTGGCGCCCGTGACCATATGCGCAGAATCGCTGGTTAGTGTGGGTCCCGGGACATAGCCCATCGGAATAACCATCCGCCGCTCCGAAGACACTCGTGGTATGAGCAAATATGGCGTGGTCGGCATGTTCTCGACATGAAACCTTGTCGGAGTGGAGGCCAGCCGCTGAGTCGGAGCGCTGCGGCTCGCCAGCCTGAAGGCTTTCACAGCTTGCACTCGCTTCATGGCCTCGGGCATGGCTCGCAGTTCAGCAGGCGGGCAATCGCCCAGCCAGAGGCACCAGCGTTCGTAGCCGTTCAGAAATTCGACCGACCCGAGCCAGCGACGAAACCACTTTTTGCTGGCGGGCTCCCTCGCGATGAAGGCGTCGCGCTCCTCAGGGGTGAACAGGTAGTTGCCGTCATCAATGGGCTTGTTGCCGATGCCGATTTCGGGCACATCGCAGATCGGTCGTGAGCGCCGGGGTAGCACCACATCCGGCGCATCAACCAGGTAGGGGTTGATGTTGGCTGCCGCCACCGCATGCGGCTCGCCCCGGATGTCGTCGTATTCAAAGATCAGCTTGCCCGGCCGGTCCTGAAGGCCAAAACCAATGATCACGCAATGCACCGCCGCGTTGCCGCGCGCCTCGTTGCTCCAACTGAACGTGCGGTGCGCAAACTGAATGTGCATGCCCTGCGCCAGCAGCCAGCCCCACAGCACGCCAACCTGTTCGCCCTGGGTGATGCTGTTGGTGGAGACAAAGGCGCAGCGGGTGCGTGCCGCTTCACTTCCGGCCCCGGGCACCAGCAAATAGCGCGCCGCCTTCACATACCAGGCGGCCACAAAATCCAGCAGCCCGGCGTTGTCGATGCCGGCAAACACGACCCGCGTGTCGTCGCGCTGGGCGTCGTCCATGTACTTGGCACCCACAAACGGCGGGTTCCCCAGCACATGGCTGCACTGCTGCGCCGGCAGCACGTCGTTCCAGTCCAGCCGCAGGGCGTTGCCGTGCACGATGTGCGGGCTGGTCTTGAGCGGGATGCGGGCGAAGTACTGGCCAAACTCTTCGCTCACCCGCAGGTTCATCTGGTGGTCCACCAGCCACAGCGCCACCTGGGCGA